TAATTTTTTTTAAAAATAAAATTTAATCAATTATGAAAAAAGGTTTATACGCTAATATTGCTGCTAAAAAAGAAAGAATAAAAGCAGGCTCTGGCGAAAAAATGAAAAAAGCAGGAGCAAAAGGAGTACCTTCTGCTAAAGATTTTAAAGACGCTAAAAAAACTGCCAAAAAATAAACATGCCAAAAAAAACTGTAAACTTAAGTCTAAGCAAAGGCGATAAATCTCCTTCGGGTGGATTAACCGCAAAGGGCAGAGCAAAATATAATAATGCTACTGGAAGCAATTTAAAGCCACCAGTTAGTGCAAAACAAGCAAAAAAAAGCCCTACCGATGCGAATCGTAGGAAATCTTTTTGCGCCAGAATGTCTGGAGTTGAAGGACCAATGAAAAAAAACGGCAAGCCTACAAGAAAGGCGTTAGCTTTAAAAAAATGGGATTGTTAAATGACTACTAAAAGACTAACTTATGTTGACGGCAAAGCCCATTGGATTGAAATTGATAATTATTCAACGGGTACATCAAAAAAAAATGTCCTTGGAAAAGATCCGACAATTGACCAATATATTAGAGATAAAGGTGGTATTCAAAGCCACTTAGACAATAAAGTTTACACAAATAAACAAGATTATTTATCTTCTATTAAAAGAGCTGGTTGCCACATTAAAGATTATTAAAAAAATATTTGACTATTATTTATTAATTTCTATTCTGTTTTTATAATATATGTTTTATTAACAAAAAAATAATTTATGAACGATATTTTAAGAGAAAAATTACTAGAAAGTGTTGGAAAAATTGAAGATTCAAAAAATCCAATTGAAGAAATAAAGGAAGAAGTAAAGGAAGAAGTGGAGCAAGAAATTGAAGATAATACACAAAAAGAATTAGAGCCAACTGAAAATACACAAGAAGAATCAGAGGAATTAGAAAAATTAGAAGAAGAAATAAAAGAGAATATTGACAAGGGTATTGACCTAAAAAAAACTCTTAGCGGGCAACCACGAGAGTTTAGGGAAGCCGTTGAATTGATAAAAGACCCCGAAACACAAGCTAGAGTTATAGAGGCAGGCAAAATATTGCGTGCTAGAGAGGACCAAGTTAGACTTGAATTAGGGAATACAAAAAAAGAGATGGCTAATTATAAGATTTTTGATGAGTCTTTAAAAAAGAATCCACTTCAAGCAATCAAAGATTTAGCAAAATATAACAATCTTAATTTAAACGATCTAATAGAACCTGTTCAAGATGAGTACGATTATCGCACTCCTGAAGAGATAGCTAGAGACAACCATTACAAAAATATTGAGTCTAGACTCGCCCAGATTGAAAGACAGAAACAAGAAGAAACTGCTAATGTAAATGCAAGAGAAATCGAGCAATTTAAGTTGGCTAAAGATAGTAACGGTGAGATTAAATATCCTCACTTTGAAAGAGTTAGAGGAAATATGGCGGCTTTCTATATTGAAGGACATCCGCTATATAATCCTGATTTAACTCTTGAAAAAGCCTATCAAAAAGCAATAATGCTTGATGATGAGCTTGTAGAATTGAGAGATATTGAAATTGCTAGAAAAATCACGGAAAAGCGAAAAGAGGAATTAGAAAAAGCCAAAAGGCTTAAAAAATTCTCGGGAAGAACTTCAAGTGTGAATGTTGCCCCCGCTAGTCCAAGAGCTTTACTTGAAGATATTGTTTCTAAACATTTTGCTGGAGCGTTGTAAAAAACTAATATTTATAAAAATTTTTTATAACTTTAATTATTTAAATAATGCCTAATCCAAATACAAGTATTGGTCAATTACTCACTACCACGCTGGACAATTATGCTCCAACTATTATTGATAATGTGACCAATAACCATCCTTTACTCGAAAAATTAAAATCTAAAGGAAATATCATAAAAAAATCAGGTGGCGCTACTTTTCAAAAAAAGATTAGTTATGCAACTAACGGGACTGTTCAATATCAAGGCGAGTATGACACTTACAATACAACTCCTCAAGATGTAATTTCTACCGCAACTTTCGCTCAAAAAATCCTTACTGGTACTGTTACCATGACTGATTTAGAGTATGCACAAAATGCTGGTAAAGAACAAATCGTTGACTTGTTGGCTGAAAAAATGAAAGTTCTTCAAGCTTCATTGTCAAATCAAGTTGGAACTTCAATCTATGCTGACGGAACTGGTTCTGGCGGTAAAGATATTGGCGGTTTACAATTGTTAATTTCTGATGCTCCAACTTCAGGAACAGTAGGGCAAATTAACAGAGCTAATTATTCTTTCTGGCAAAATAAATTATATGATTTTTCAGTTGAATCAGTAACGGCTTCTGCTACCACTATTTTGCAAGCTTTTAATGCTTTATATTTAAGATGCCAAGCTCAAATGGGCGAACTTCCTGATATGATTGCCGCCGATAGTGTATATTTTAGCTTTTTTGAAACTGCAACTCAAACAATTCAAAGAATTAGTTCTGATAAAATTGGAGCGATGGGTTTTGATAATTTAAAATATAAATCAAGCGATGTATTCTATGATCCTGAATGCCCTGCTTCTCATGCATATTTTATTAATACAAATCACATTTTCCTAGAATATTTAGGTAAATCTTTGTTTACTACTGGAGAAGCGACTCGTCCTTACAATCAACCAGCTTATGTAATTCCAATGACTATGATCGGAAACATGACTATTGATAATGCAAGAGTTCACGGTGTAATGCACGCTTAATTAATAATTTAAATAAAATATAAAAATATGTCTAATTTTGCTCCTAACAATGGCTTTGTAATTCCACAAGCTATTGCCGATACTTCAACAACTCAACTTTTGCCATTAGGCACTAGAGTTAAGGCTGTTGACACCGCATCTACTAATTACGGTGAAGGTGAATTCATTTACTTAAAAGGTGTTGCTTCAACCGTTATTGGTTCCTGTGTCCTTTTTAACCAAGATGATTTTTCAACTTCGTTATTAGCCGCTAATGATATTGGTGATGTTGCTTTTGCAATGTCCGCCAATGTTGCCTCTAGCTTTGGTTGGTATCAAATCTACGGTAAAGCTGTAGGTAAAGTTCTTGCTAGTTTTGCAGATAATGCAAATTGCTATGGAACTGCTACTGCTGGATCTATTGATGATGCTATTGTTGCTGGCGATAGAATCAAGAAGTGCAAAGGTGCTTCTGCGATTGATACCCCTTCAACTGGTTTGGCTGAGCTTGAAATAGCTTATCCATTTGTTGATGATGGTTTAGCTGCTTAATTACAGTTAATTTGGAGGGACTTAAAACATCCCTCCATAATCTTTTAATAATTAAATAAAAAATATGACAAATCTAGTTTTAAATGTAAGTCCAAACCAATTAGTATCAGATCAAGGTTTATTAATAGCTTTTTTTGATAAAAAAAACGAAATTACTAAAGGTTATGACCTTTGGGTTCATATTACAATTCCTAATGATCCAAATACAGTTTGTATTAGAAAAGCCATTGAAAGAGCTATTTACGATCAAGGTGGCGAAAAAACATTTATTCACGAAAAAGATTTATATAAAAATGCTTACAAAAAATATCTTGCATTACAAAAAGATGGCAAGCCTGATCCTGAAGCCGAATTAACTAAATTAAGAGCTGAAATTGAATCATTAAAAGCTAACACAATTTCTGTTGCAAATTTAGAAAATGAAGAAGAAGATAAAAGAACCGCTTCTGAATTAAAAATTGAATTGGATAATTTAGGAATTGAATATAAAGGGAATGCTTCAAAAGAAGTTTTATTAAATTTACTTAAAAATAAATAATGAGTCTTTTAACAATTTCACAATCAATTTTAAAAGAAACTAAAGCTGGCAATGTTCCAAATGCCATAATTGGCAATGTTGAAGATGTTGCAAAACAAATTTTAGAAGTAATGACCGTGTCAATTACTGAATTGGCACGGGCTTATAATTGGCAAGAATTGCAAAAAGAAAAAACATTTAACACTGTAGTTTCGCAAGTTTCCTATAATTTACCTGAAGATTTTGACAGATTTATAAATGGAACTTTTTGGAATACCACCACACAACACCCAGTAGCAATTCCAGTTACTCCTGAAGAATGGAGAATTTTAAAAAATCAAGGTATTACTGGTGGAACTGGTTTTGAATATTCTAGAATTAGAGCAAATCATGTTTTATTGTTTCCTACACCTGCCGCTATTGAAACACATATTTACGAATATATTAGCAATCATGTTATTTTAAGTTCAAGCGGAACTGGTCAAACTGAATGGTTAGCTGATACTGATGTCCCCGCTATTGACGCACATATTGTAAGGTTAGATGCAACTTGGAGATGGTTAAAAAATCAAGGTCGCCCTTATGCTGAAGAAAAAAAAATTGCTGATAATGCAGCAGTTGAAAGAGTTAGGACAAACGGAGCAAGAAGAACTATTAAGCATTATTATTACGACAACAATATTAAAGTTGGTTATCCAGCGACAATTACTCCATAAATGGTATTAACATTAGGTAAATCATATCCATCATTGGATCAAGAAAGAAACGGACAAGCTTTAAGAGTAAATGTCCCTTCGCCTTCTGGTGGGTTAAACACTAAAGATAGTGAAAGCCTAATGGAACCAACTGATGCTGTAATTATGGAAAATTGGTTTCCCGGTCAAGGTTCTGTTTCAACTAGAAAAGGATTTACTCAATATGCAACTGGTTTATCTGGTTATGTTGAGACTTTAATGGAATATAATGCTAACACAGTTAGAAAATTTATTTGCGCTAATGGGAGCACCATAAATGATATTACAAATCCCGCAAGTATTATAAACATTGGTAGCGGATTTACAAATGCAAGATTTCAATGGGTGAATTTTAATGCTTATTTAATAATGGTTAATGGTGCTGATACACCTCAAACATTTGATGGCACAACCTTAACAGCTTCTACTATAAGCGGAAGTGGATTAACAGTCAATGAATTAAACGGCATAAATATTCATAAGAATAGAGTTTATGTCTGGAACTCAAACGCACAAGATGTTTGGTATGGAGCAACAAATGCAATTGGTGGTGTTTTTACTAAATTTCAATTGTCTAGAGTTGCACCCTTTGGAGGCAATCTTGTTTCAATGATGACTTGGAATTTAGATGGTGGTAATGGTGTTGATGATTATGCAGTATTTTTAATGTCAAGTGGCGATGTTCTTTTGTATCAAGGCTCCGATCCTTCAAGCTGGGCATTGCTTGGAACTTACAAAATAGGTCGTCCAATAGCAATAAGAGGAGCCAAAAAAGTTGCTGGTGATATTATGATTATTACGGATCAAGATTTTGTATTTTTTAGTGAAGTATTTAAAAATGATGGTTCAGTTACACAGAGAAGTAAATTATCTGGTGTAGCAATAGAGTCTGTTAATAACTATAGTTCAAATTATGGCTGGGAAGTTGCAATGTATCCAAAAGGTGGTTGGCTTTTAATTAATGTTCCAGTAGCAACAAACACAATTTATCACCAATATATTTTAAACACAATTACTGGCGCGGCTTGTAAATTTACGGGGATGAATGCTTCCACTTGGGGAATGTTTAATAACAATCTATATTTTGGTGGGAGTGGCAAAATATTTAAAGCCGATGATGGCTACAATGACAACGGAGCAAATATTGTTTGCGATATTCAATCCGCTTATAATAATTTAGGAAGTCCACAAGAAAAAGTAGTAAATAGCTATCGAAACACTCTAAAATTAGACGGCACTATAGCAATAAATTCAATAGTCAACTTTGATTATGGTAGAGGTTTAACTTCACAAAATTCATCATCAGTTGGAGTTGGGTCTTTTTGGGATGTGGCTTTATGGGATGTTGCTTTGTGGAGTGCTGAAGGATTAACAAGAAACGAATTAATTTATTCATCAGGACAAGGTGTAGACCTTGGGATGAGAATAAAGGCAAGTATAAACGGACAACAAATTAATTGGTATAGGACCGATTATAGTGTAAGTGTTAGTAATATAATTTAAGGAAAATATGGCATTTGGAAAATTTTTTAAAAAAGCATTAAATTTAGGAGGTCTTGGCAATAATTTTTTAGGGACAGGTAGAGGTATTGTTGGAAATAAAAAAGGTTTATTTGAAGATAGAAAAAATGCTGATGGAACTGCATTTGTACCTACGCAACAAGATATTACAACTGCAAATCTTTTTGAAAGTCTTTCGCCTGAACAAAAAAAAGATTTACTTTTAAACAATCCTAATATTTACACACCAGAAGGCTCACAAATTTATGATCCGTTGACAAATAGTGTAAGATTAAATGAAAGCGATTTTACAAAAGCTGAAAGATTAAGACAAGAAAGTTTAGCGGGTCAATTAAGCGGTTCTTTAAGTGGTGATTTTTCAAATAGTGGACAAGCAATTCAAGATGCAACTTTTCAAAGAGGAAAAGCTCAAATTGATCCTATTGTTCAATCACAAAAAAAAGATTTAGCTCAACAATTAGCAGATCAAGGAATTCCTATGGGTTCTGAACAATATAATTCGGCTATGAATCGATTAGACGATTCAATTGCTCGTCAATATACCGATTTATCGCAAGCTAGTATTGCTACTGGCGAACAAGTAAGGCAATCAAGATTTAACGAAATATCTGCTTTGCTTGGCAGGTCTCAAGTAGGGGCTGGCACTTCGTTTGGTGGTTATCAGCCAAATTATAACGGCATTGATTTGGCTGGCTTTGCTCAACAACAAGGACTGCAAAATCAACAATTATCATTTATGGGTTCACAAGCTCAAAAAAATAGAAGCATGCAACGGAATAGTGCTTTAATTGGGGCAGTTGGATCATTAGGAGGGGCAGGAATTAAAGCGTTTTCTGATATAACTTTAAAAGAAAACATAGAGCACACTGGAACTTCACCAAGCGGAATACCCATTTACGAATTTGACTATAAGAATAAAGAACACGGTCAATTCAGATATTCTGGTGCAATGGCTCAGGACTTATTAGAAAACCACCCTTCCGCTGTTATTCAAGAGAAGGATGGTACCTTAAAAGTAGATTATTCACAAATTGATGTTGAATTTAGGAGGGTTAAATAATGGCAGTTAATAGAAAACCATTAGCACAATTATTACAAGAAGTCCAAACAGGTGAAGATATTACCAACAGGGCGATAAGCGGTCAAGGTTTTGACCCTCAAGGTGGAATTGGTGTTGCAGTCGCTCAAATTGCAACCGCTGGTATTGGTGCTTGGTCTCAAAATAGAGCAAGAAAAGATATTGCTGAAAGAGAGGTTGGTCGTCAACAGCAATTAAGTTCATTATTAACATCAAATGGCTATACACCAGAATCTGCAAATGCTATAGCTTCAATGACTACACCTGAAAGTGGAGCAAGTATTATTGGTGCTTTTATTAATCGAGATATGGCTAAAAATGACCCCGCAACTCAATTAAAATTACAACAATCTCAAGTTGATTTACAAAAAAGCCAATTAGGTTTAACAACTGAAAAATTGCAACAAAATAAATTAATAGCTGAAGCTGGAAAAATTAGAAGCGAATCTTCTGGAAAAGGAGCAGATGGAAAAGGAGCAGAAAAAGCTCCAGCAGGCTATAGATTTCAAGCAGACGGAAATTTAGTAGCAATACCTGGTGGACCAGCAAGCAAATTAAGTGCAGAATCGGCGGGTAAAGTTGCTTTAATTAAGCAAGGAGAGCAAGATATTAACCGATTTAAAAATTTAATCACAAATTCAGACGGCTCTTTCAATAGAAGAAAACTTGCTAGTATGGATGTCCCTTTTAGCTTGGCTGGAGGTCGTCAAGAAAATTCAACTTTATTTAATGCAATAAATGCTAGGCTTCGTTTAGAATCGGGTGCGGCTGTGCCAGAAGCAGAAGTAAAAAGAGCTTTAAAAACTTTTGCACCAAGTGCTCTTGATAGTAACGATACTATTAACTCTAAGATAAATAGAATGAATGAATTTTTTGCAACAGCTAAAGAAGAAATAGGGCAAGGTAGAGGAGCAACACCAACTCAACAGGCAACAAACGGTCAATCAGCTATGTCGCAACAAAATGCCCGAAAAAATGCCTTTAAAATTTTAAATATAAGAGATAAATAATGCCAATAGCAACAGTTCAATTACCTAATGGAAAAATAGCTGATATAGAAGTTCCTCAAGGTGCCACCCCTCAAGAAATTGAAAGTTTTGTAATGGGTAGTCCCGAATTTGGCGGACAACAAGAAATGCAACCGCAAGCTCAACCTATGCAATCGCCTGAAGAATTATCGCAGATTGCTAAAAAACAAGCTTATTTAAAAGAAAATTTACCAGCAACTCAAGGTATAGCTGGTCTTAGTACTGTTGAAAATGTAGGAAGGGGCATAAATACTGGCTTAGGAAACGCCGCTATTGGTGCATTTCAAGCCGCTACCGATGTTGGCGAAAAAGCCGCTCGTTTAATTGAGAGAATATATTATGGCGATAATCTTAAGATGAATACTATAGGTAATAGATTAGCAAATGAAGTTAAGCAAACAAAGGAATTGCAAGCAGAACTTCCACTCGCACAAAAAACAGGAATTGCAATAGGCGAAGCAGTGCCCTATTTAACTACTGGTGTTGGAACTGGTGCAAAAGTAGCACAAGTCGCAGGTAAAGTTGCTGGCTTAGCTACTGGCGGTGCGGTTAGTGGTTTTGCATCAGGAGCATTATCACCGCAAGAAGAAGCTGGCTTAGAAAATAGAAGTATTCAAGCCGTAAAAAGTGGGGCAACTGGTGCAGTTATTGGTGGTGGATTAGGAATTGCTGGTAAAATTGCAAGTAATGTTAAAACTTCCGTTGTTCAATTGGGTAAAGATGTTTTAGCTGGATACAAAGCAAGACCAACAGAAACTATTGCAGGCTTTACTTCTAAGCCTGTTGAAACATTAGATTCTATTAGCGAAGCAATTAAAGATAATTCAAGCCAAATTTATAAGGCAATGCGTGAGTCTGATGCGGTTTTAAGACCAAGCGCAACAGGAACAATTTTTAAACAAATTGACGAATCATTAAAAGATTCGGGAATTATGAATCAAAGATTGCACGGCGATACTATGGGGATTTTAGATGACCTAAAAGGTTTAGCGAAAGAGAAAAACGGTAAGATTGGCTTAGAAGAACTAGACCAATATAGACAACTTTTAGGTGATGTTGTTAAGAAAAACACAGACATTTCTGGCAAGATGAATGCTGACGCTTTCAAGGCAAATATTGCAATAAATAAAATGGATGATGTAGTTGAAAACTTAAAGCCTAATTATTTAATTGGCTCTGGTAAATCTGAATCTGTAAAACTTTTAGATGCCGCAAGGGGTGAATGGTCAAGATACCGCAAATTTGATGCTATTACAAACATTGTAAAAAAAGCCGATGGCGATCCAAACCGCATTAAAACACTTTTACAAAACTTCGTTAATAATCCAAAAAATTTAAGGGGATTCTTACCAGCTGAAGTTGAGGCTTTAAAAAGAGCTAAGACTAACTCAACCGCGGAGGGTTTAATGAAAGCTGTTGGCAAATTTGGTTTTGACATTGGAAGCGGTAGAAATGCTGGAAATTCGGCTTTACCAATTGGTTCAATATTAATTGGCGGTGGAACTGGTGGATTAACTGCACTAGTGGGCACAGTTGCAAGACAAGCTCAAAAATTATCTGCAAGAGGGCAAGTTGATGATGTTTTAAAATTAATACAAGGACAAGAGCCACAAATTGCAAGTAAGGTAGTTCAAAAATTACCAGCTAAAACTAGAGATTATGTTTTAACTAACATATTGACACAAACAATTAATAAATAAATATATGGCATTTAATGGAACAGGAACTTTTTTAAGAATTTACAATTGGGTAACTGACAAAGTAAACGGAGTACCAATTACAGCATCAAGATTTGATGCAGAGCTTGATGGAATGGCGACAGGCTTATCTAATTGCATTACAAAAGATGGACAAACTACTATCACAGCCAATATCCCTTTTAACAGTAATAAAATCACGGGCTTAGGCAATGGAACGGCAAGAACCGATGTTATTAATGTTGGTCAAGTCCAAGATAACCAATTTCAATACTTAGGGACTACAGGAGGAACCGCTGATGCTTACACACTGGCACCATCACCAGCAATTACAGCTTACACAGCAACACAACAATTTACTGCTAAAATAAGTGCAACTAATTTAACAACAACTCCTTATCTGCAAGTAAGTTCGATTACTAGTCCTACAACAACAGCAGTTATTAAAAAACTAAGTGCTACAAAAACAGAAATTGCGGTTGAAGCTAGTGATTTATTAATTAATGGCATTTATGATTTTAAAAGAAACTCTACAAATGATGCTTGGATTGTGTTAAATCCTGAAAAAGCTTTTTATAATTTAACAAATTTAACAAAGGCTACCACTACAACTCAAGGCTTAACTTATCTTAACAACCCGATAACTATTGCAAATAATGTCGCATCTCCAAACGATATAATAAATTTTGGAGCTGGAACTTATACAACATCAGCGGGCAATCAAATTTATTTACCTGCAATTACTAAAAAAATTCAATCAAGCGGAGTATGGACTGCGGGTTCGGGTGCTAATGGTCTTGACACTGGAGCGAGAGCGGCTAATACATTTTACAGAACTTATGTAGTGCAAAACAACTCAACCCTAGCTTACGATATTGTTTTTTCAGTCTCTTATTTATCACCAACCATTCCTAGTGGCTATACAAATTTAGGGTTATTAGATTATGCTTTAATTCGCACAAATGCATCTAGTAATATTGTAGCTTCAAAATGGGATGTAAATGATAAAAAGATTGTTTTGGGAGCTGGAGAATCAATTGAAGTTTTTAATTCTACTGCAGGAAGTGGCAATGCTATTATTGTAAGCACAACGGAATCTTTGGAGTTTGTTGTAAGAACTTATCTTCAAACAACTGGTCTTGGTGTTTCAGATTTAGCCGTTTATGGAAGTGAACATTCATCATCGGACCCAAATGACACTGTTTTAATTGGTACAAACAACGGTTTTCTAACTACTGGGGGTGGCTCAGTTTATACTTCAGATGGAAAGATATATTGGAAGAATTTCGGTATTGGTGCGGGTGTCGGGAATCAAACTTGTAAAATAAAATCAATCAAAATTAGGAATTAAAATGATATACTATAACATTATTGACAATAAAAAAGTATTTTTTGAAAGCGATATTATATTTGCTGATTATGAAGCTACTTTAGCAAACAAAGCAGAGCAAGAAGAATATTTGCTTAAAAAAGCTAAAAATAAAAAGCTTGTTGATTTAGATAATTATCACGATAGCGATGAAATTAGAAATTTAACAATTAAAACTTCTAAAAATTTATTTATTTATTCTAGTTTACCAGATGCAAGAAATATATTAGTAGAGCAAATTGATGCTAATAGAAACGGAATTGAATGCGGTTTAATACCTATTGACAAAGCGGGATTTCTTTTTTTTCAAAACGGCAAAGCTGAGTTTATTTTATTAAATAATTTAAAAATAATTTATGCAAAATTAATGGCAGTAGTTAATAAAAATTATGTAACTAAATTAACTCATAAAACTAAAATTAGTGCAATAACTAATTTACAAGACTTAGAGAATTATGATTTTAAAATTAATTATCTTGCTAATCAAATTATAGAAATCACACAATGAAAACAGAGCAAATTAATATTGAATATTTATACAATAATCTAAAAAATGGCGATATGATTGGCTTTCATTATAAGCCGTGGTATTACATTGTTGCAAAAGTTATTGGAATATTTACAAAAAATAAAAATAGGCTGGAAATACAGCATATTGGCATTTGTTATAATATTGAGAGAAAAAATAATGAAACTTCATTTAATTTTGGCGAGCAATTAACAGCGACGGGCAGAACTAATAATAAAATTATTATTCAATATAACGATGATAAATACACAACTCTTAAAAACAGCAAAACAACAAGCCATTTATTTGGAAAAAATATTGAGTTTTATTTACTTGAACTTAAATATAATTTAGTTCCAATTCAAAATTACACATTAGACACTTATTTTAAATTAACAGAAAAATATTCAATTAAAAGTGCAATTAGCTCAGTCGGGTTTTTTGCAAAAATATTTAAAGTAAAAGATAAAAACAAAGATAATTATTGCTCTGGAGCGGTTCACACAGCACTTAATCAAATTGGCATTGGTCTTAACATTAAAGACACTTTACCTAGTCCTTCTGAGCTTTCTGCTTTTGATTATATCTCAAATATTTATAAAATTACTGAATAATGAAATTTATAAAAACAGCTATTATTAATATTGGTCTATATTGTTTTATTATCTTTGTTTTGACTTTACTTAATAATTTTTTTAATAAAAGTTATGATGAAGATCTAAAGCTTAGATTTAGATATGCTAAATATGATAATAAAGTTGTTAGTATTCAAGATTTTATGAAAAAAACACTTTCAAAAGACTGCGGAGAGGGTTACACTACTGGCTGGGCTATTCTTGAGAAATCAACAAAAACCTATTATTTTGAAGATGTAAGAATGATTTTAGATGCAAAAATACCTTCTCCTAAATTCGAAGAAAGAGCTTCAGATGCTATACAGCAAAAAGATTTAACCGAGTTATATATTCCCAATATTGCTAAATATAATCCCTATTATTCTAAAGCAACAGTTCACGAAGCTAATAATTCTTTGCTAAAGTTTGTTAAATATGCCAATAAAAAAGAGACCGCAGAAGCTTTTTATTGCAATGAAATTAATAATTGTGCGAAAGGAAAAACTGAAAAAGAAAATATGGCGATTAATTTTGCATTCGGAAAATACAAAGATAATAAAATATTAGAGGGTATTATTGATAAATCTAATCATCCGACAACCTCAATTGCAATGCTATTAGTAGCTGATAACAATGTTGATGATATAATCCACGGATTTTGGATTGCTAAAATGCAACATTACAAATACATAACAAATAAATGCGACGGCGAAGTTGCTAAAAATATATTAGAAAAAATGGCAAGGAGTCTGCATTAATGGAATTATTAGAGTTATTTACAAAAGCAATCGCTCCACAACTGTTAACCAGAATATTTGATAATATCCCGCAATATATAATACTTTTTAGTTTTATTTTAATTTTTATAGTTAAATATTTGTTAAAATGGAATAAAGCAAGAGTTGAAAAATTTGAACTTAAAGAAGCTCGAAGCCAAGCAATTTTTAAAAATACTGAAAATTTAGTTAATAAAGTTGACACAATAGAAAAATCTCAAAAAGAAGCAGTAGAAGAAATAAAAGTTTTACGAACTGATTATAATGCACTCCACACAAGAGTAGCAGTAATTGAGACTGAAAATAGAATTAATTCTAAGCAAGAAGGCACAATAATAACAATGCTTAACCGCATATTTAACTCTATTGAAAAAAAATAATGATTAAAAAATTAATTGAAGGTAAAAACGGCAAATACTCATCTAAAAGATTTGTATTTATTATTAGCTCCTTAGCTTCTATTGCTGGATTTTTCTATGCAATACAAAAAGTCTCTACTTCTTCGCCTGAGCTCATACCTGAAATATTAAGCTATTTTTTAATTTATAATTGTTTTATTGGTGGATTTATTACATTAGAAATGATAAACTCAATCTTTAAAAGCTACTTTAAAAACAAAAAGAAAAATGTTGAAAATAATTAATCTAATCATCGGCAGTGTATCTTTTATTTTTGGCTTATTTATCGCTAAGAAAATCGGAGATGCTGATAAACTTAAAATTCAAGTAAAACAATTTGAGGAAAATCAAAAAATACAAAATGAAATATTACAAAGAAATATTGATATTGATAATGCTACTAATGCAAAATTGCTCGTCAAAAAAGCAAGAACTCGTAATAAGTAGTTATAAAAACAATCTTTGTAGCTGGCTCAAGCCCTTGCCTATGTCTGAAGAGCCATACGAAGAATTGATATCTAATGAACTTGTTATTTATCTTGCAAGAGCTGAAATCGAATATCAAGCAATTTGTATTGAGAAATGAAAAGATTTGATTTATTACTAAAAACATCGCCGTTAATTTTTTCTTGCATTAGCTTACTTTTTATTATTTCACTAATAATTAAAATTATAAAATATAAAAATGCGGTAATATCAATTACTTATAAAAAATCAACAATAAATAAATTATCAATTCTATTGTTAATTATCTGTATTAATTATATATTTCTAGAATTTCACTGGCTAGATAAAGGGCTTGGAGAAAAATTAGCTGCAGAAGATAATTTATGGAATTTAAACGAGACTTTAAATGCAATCTTTAATATTTTAGCAATTTCTAAATTATATTTAGCAATGAGTAACAGCAAAAGAATTATGGAAAAAGAGAAAAAAGACAATAATATTATTGTTGAAATTTTAACAAAAGTTGATGATAATAAAATGAAGCATATATTTTATTTTATTGCTTTTATTGTAATTGCACTAATATTTTTTATTTTAGCACTACTTGGCAAGCACGAAGCTTTTAGTGTTTTACAACCAATAACTTCTTTTATTAAATGACTTACACAATAGAAAATTTACAAACAAAAAACTTTAAGCCTCTTGATTTTTTTAAATCAAAAACTGGCGATAAACATAAAATTAACAACTTAGAAGAGTTTTTAAAGCAACCTAACCATCAAGAAATGCTTTTAAATGGGATTCACCTTGCGAATCAAATGCAGAAGCTCAGGGGCTTGTTAAACGATATTTATAAAAACAAAATAGGCGAAGAAATAACTATTGTAATTAATTCTGCTTATAGAAGCCCTAAAATCAATAACTTAGTGGGTGGCAGTCAAAAAAGCCAACATATGCAATTGCAAGCTTGTGATTTTTATTCTCCTGAGTTAGAAAATATTAGATTAGGGGATATTTTAAGAGCTGTAAAAGAAGCTAAATTTGAAGTGGATCAAATGTTGGTTGAGGAAACTTGGATACATTTTTCTTGCAAGCTACAAAATAACAGAAATATGTTTGGAACTTATTTATATGATGCTAAGCTTGGTAAAAGAGTTTTTAAGGCTATATAAACTAATAGGGCTTAGTTAGTCTGAATACAATTTCAGGTCTAAGCCCTACCAGCCATTAACAAACCTAGATTATGAAACTAGACTTGAGGAAAAGTTAACTATCTAAAATAACAAGTCAAGAACTTTATATGGACTGTTTTTTATTTAGTTAAATAAATCTTCTTGTTTTAATTCTTCTTCAATTCTTTTGCACGATAAATCAAAATACTGGTTATCCAATTCACAGCCTATAAACCGCCTATTATTTTTAATGCAAGCGACCGCGGTAGTTCCGCTCCCTAAAAAACCATCAAAAACAAGCTCATTTTCTTGACTAGAATTTCGCAATAATTTGGAAATTATTGAAAGGGGTTTAATTGTAGGATGTTTATATTGCTGTTTATCTTTTTGATTTATTGGATGTAAAAATAATGTTGATGCATCCTTGTAAGAATTAAGTTTGCAATAAGCGTTTTTACGAAAGTATAAGCAATATTCAGTATCACTTAAATATTTATTGTCAAAAAGAGGAGTGGCATTTGTTTTTACCCATTTTATAATGTCAAAAGAAAAATCTTTTTTGCAAAAAAAATCAAAATATATAGGAATTTGAGCTTTATTGCACCATATATAAATATTATTATTTCCTATTCTTAAAAACTCATTTAATATTGTTTTATAATCAAAACCGCTTACTAAATTGCTATTTTTGATTTCTGTATTCATTGATTGAATACTTTTACTCAATTCGCTTTTACCACCAGCCTGAGTATTTAAAATTAAATAAGGCGGGTCTGTTAATATTAAATCGACTTTATTTTGCATATTTGCCATAAAGTCAAGGCAATCGGCATTGTATAAAGTTATTCTACCGTTAAGAAACTCTTGCTTTGACATATTATAGTAAAATTACAAGTCAATCATTATGTTGAGAATAAAGCAATAAATCGGGATATTGAGCTTTTAAATCTGCCCTAAGTTTATCATAATTTTAGTTTTAGTTTGTTAATAATTTGAATTATCGACTAATTGTCGACTACTGAAATTGCCTTTTTACAGAAGGCTAACTGACCAAAACATGCAACCCTATTGTCTTGGCGGGTAATTGTAAATTAAGCTTCATTTAATAATAGCGTTATTTATGTTTTGTTAGCACTAGCATAAATAAACCTACCTTTTTCTCGCACCAACTTGCGGTCGGCTGAAAACTTCAATACCCACAACGCTTTCGTGAGGATCTACAATACTTATCAAGTCTCGCCACTCTTTTTCATCGTCAGGCACTTAGTTGCTAAACCAGACGAATCTCCCAGCCTCCGAGTGATTGATACCCTATTTCGTTGGTTTTTAACCCAACTAACAGTATAGTTGCTAACTTTCTACTGTTTTTCTGCTCTCTTCTTTAACCGAGCCGATTTGCCTTTTTACAGAAGGCTAACTGTTGTCAACCCTTGAAACTTACCAAAGCGATGATGGTAGGTTGACTTGCTCGTTCCAGAGGTCTAGCATTAAATATAATTATCTAGACTTAACCGCTTTATGATTGAAGCCCTTTCAGGCAATTTGACTAGCTTAACTTTGTTATCTAGTATTTCTGCACTCATCTAAACCCAGTGCTAAGTTTTAATAATGATATATTGATTATATTAGTTGTCAAGAATTATTATAAAGAACATTCTATTTTAACTACCGATCTTTTTCTGTGGCTTTGCCTGTGAGAAACTCGTTCGCAAGCTTTCACAACCTCATCCCAATCGTTGTAATGTGTTGTAGTTGGTCCAGCTGGGAGAGAGTTCAAGCATTCTTTAAAAATCTCTCTGTTTAAACATTCATCTCGAACTATTCTGTCTATTGGTTCGCAAGAGCAACAAGTTGTTAATATTAATGGGATTAATATTTTAAGATTTTTTAATGTTTTCATAATTTTTAGTTGTTGATTTTAAGTTGATTCTTAAGTCTTTTAATTGTCTTGAGTGCTATCTCTCTATTTCTCATTAACTTTAGCAATTCTGCTTCACATTCAATTATTAATGATTTTGAGTTCCTCTCCAAAGAAGTTGAGTTCATTATTTTAGTTTGTGCGACATAATCAATAAGATATTTTTCTATTTTTTTAATTATCAGTTTCATTTTCATTATCCTCAGTAGTTGCCATAAGTAAAATACAAGACCAAAGAATCCACCAAGCAACTAGAAAAAATCTTTCTAGTTTATTCCAGTTCATAAAGTTAAAATCAAGATTAACAAAGCCTATGCTAAGATAAAAAAAGATTAATACACTAAGAATAATTTTAATTGCTGTTTTGTTTGTCATTATATATAAAAGTTATATCCAAAGCCAACCGCATATTTTAAATTAAGAGGTTTTGACGGTGCTATTAGATTGATTGATATAGTTTGATTGTAAAAGCGATAAGATAGGGCTGTTCCCCAAATTAAAGCCGTTTCATTATCTTTTTTAACAGTTTTGCCCTTATATCTTATTTCTTGCTTTGTGTCAACATTGCCAACTAATAAATAAGGTGTTATTTTGCCAATTTGATAACCAAGAGCAAGAGTATCAATATTAGAAGTAGATTTAACTTGAAACTCTTTTTTGTTATTAAGGATCGCCCTAATTCTTGCATTATTACCAATCCTATTTGTTGAAGTATTGAGAACAAATTTATCAAAAGTTTTAACATAACTTAAATTTAACATTAATTTAGGGCTTGTGATTTCCTCAAATTCATTGACATAATCTGTTTTAGTATTGGTATATAACACTCCAGTGCCAATGCCAATATGTCCGATATTAGCAAGGGCAGTGGAGCAAGATAGAATTATTAATAAAGTGAAAGGAATAAAAACCATTTTAAAAGGGTATATTGTCTTCGCTAAAATAATTGTTTTCTGGTGCATAACCATTACTTTTTTCTATTGAATGTTTGTCAACTTCTTTCCAAGTTTTTTTAATAATAATTTTGAAGTAAAGTTCCTCGCTATTTGGCATTTTATCAAGAGTTAAGTCAAAATCCATTCGAAAGGAAGAGCCGTCATAATTCTTAAAAAAATTAACAGTATTTAAATCGCTATTTTTAAAAAAAACAAAAGACATTGCTTTATTTACCCACTTGTCTTTTATTTTGTTAGAAATCTGTATTCTGCCTGTAAATACCTTATCATGTTCTTTTAGATTAAATTTATCTGTAAGTTTGTTATTTTCAAAAAGTTTTGCTATTTTGTAAGTCATTTTATTTGTTGTTGTTAATTGTTGCTAAAGATTGATCTAGTCTATTATTTGCTAGAACAAATGCACTAGTTGTTAAATAGTGAATTATTGCATAAATTGCGATAAATATTAAAGCATTGCTAATAGCGTATAAAAATATTTTAAAGCCTGCTTGAGACTTATAATCAAACATAATCTTATCAAAAATTGCATATGCTAAAAACACCGCTCCGAATTGAGCCACAACAAAAATTATAAAACGAAGATAATCCGAAAAAAAATTAAATTCTTGTATCATGCATTTCATTATTTTAAGTTGTTAATTATTAATTAAATTTTATCCAATTGAGATCATTATACAATCCCGCATAGTAGCAAAGACAACATCTAATTGTTTCGTGGTCTGTGTTTGTTGCTTTAGCAATTCTATTTACCACTATTCTTTCGCCACTCGAAATTAATCTATCTATTTCTTTTTTAAATTTCTCAAAAGATGCACTTGAGTGAGGCTGAGGAAAAGTTTCGTGAGAATAGTCTAATAATTGTCTGCCCCTCACATAAGCTTTACATCTTCTTATGTAATGTTTGCCTATTTTGTGTTTTGAAACTAAAAATTTAGTTGTAATTCCTTTTTCAGAATGACTATTCACAAAATCTTTATAGATTTCTTTATCATCATTTATTTTGTTAATTTGTTGAATTGTCGATAACATTTTCTTTAAAAATATAGTTAATAATAGCGAATCCAAAGAATATTTCGTGGACTAAAAAAAGATTGTGATATATTGATAAATCAAAATAAAGTGGGTTGATTTCATCATTGATGATTACTTGCAAGCCGTATAGAATATAGATTATTGCAATATATAGAAGAGTGTATTTTTTCATAAGTTATTTGTTAATGGAATTAAATTGAGTATTGCCACAAACTTTAGCATCGTCAAAAATTCTAGCATTGCCATAAACTTTAGCATTGCCATAAACCCAGCAATCGCCCTCTTGACTTAAATTACTCTCTTTTTCAATGTATCCACCTAATTCTCCAGCATAAACATCACCAAAGTCTTTTAATGCTTTTATTTGATAAAGTTTTTTACCGTTATGTTCGATAAAAGTTGTAGTCAGTTCGTATTTCATAGTTTAATTAGTTCCAGTTGATCCAAAACCGCCTTCGCCTCGTTCAGTTTCGTTGATTTCATCAACAAAATCAAATCTGACTTTTTCGTGTTTCATTAATAATGCTTGTGCGATTCTGTCGCCTTCGTGAATAACAAATTTATCTTTACCAGCATTGTGAATAATAGCTTGTATTTCTCCTCTAAAATCGCTGTCAACAACACCAACAGCATTGCCTAGTGTGATGTTATGCTTAACAGATAGACCGCTTCTAGGATGTATTGCAAGATAAAAACCTTCTTGTATTTCCATTTTTAAGCCTGTTGGCACTAGTTTATTTTCGCCAGCAGGAATTATTAGTGGTTCAATACCAACATATCGCAAATCAAAGCCTGCGGAGTTAGCTGTTGCATAGAATTTACCGTTGTAAATTTCTTTTGCATTTCTTAGTAAAATTGTTTTAGTTTGCATTTTTTAAATTTAAAGTTAGTTATAATTAGATTATCATTATAAATTAATGAATAATAATTAATAGTCAAGGGGTTATTTTAAAAATAATCCTTTAAAAAAAGCTTGCAAAGTTTTTACTACATTTTGTGCAGTTCCATAAAATACTATTCCAAGCAAAAAGCCAAAAAGATTTGCAGATCCTTTTTGAAATTCAATTTCAGCAATTATTAACCAACCACAATATAGTTGAGCAATAAGAGTAGTTATTATAGTTATTACAACTAAATATTTCATAAGTTCGTGTTTCATAATTTTAAGATTTATAATAATTAATCATTGCTTGCATTTCTTGGTTAGTTAAAACTAAATCGTGCCAACCTCGATCCCTTCCTAGCTCGTGGACTTTTTCAATTAGCTCCTGCATTTCTTTAAGAGTTGCATCAGCAAATGAAGCTGGAACTTGATAATGAGCTTTTAAGACTGCTACTAAATTTTGAAAATCTTTTAATTTCATTTTGCCTACACTTAATTCTTGTTGTCTTCGTTGTCTACAAGCTTCAGCAAAAGCTTCATCTTCATTTGCAAGTCTAGTGTAGCCAATTATATATTTAAGGCTTTCCTTAGCATTTTCAGAATTAACTTTACAACCAAGAGCTTCAGTCATATAAGCACCATAAATTTCACAAAGCTTGTGAATGCCCTTTAGTTGCAAATAAGTTTTAGATTGTTTTATTTCTCTAAACTCAACTTCAAAACTACCCTCGCTAACTTTAGCATGAGCTATTGAATAAAGATTATTACAAAAATCAAATTCAGCTCTAATGTCGCCTGTTTTTATAAAAGTTTTTATCATGATTTATTTCTTTTATATTTTTTTTTACTTGTAATAAGATTTACTATTACTGCTTTTTCACATTTGATACATTCTAATCTTGCATTTATAATGCAAATATTAGTTTTTTTATACTCATGATCACAGAAAAACTTTTTTATTTTATTTAGCATAAAGCTTCTTTCATATTATTTTTGTAAAAATTTATCTTGTTTTATCTTTTTAAAAGCTTTAGTTTCAATGTAATTCTTCGGCTCTTCAGCGATTAGATATAAACCACGAACAAAGCAATTTTCACTCTTAGCTTCTTCTTTTTTGCTATGAATTAAATCACTTATTTCTTTTCTTTTAATCTCATTATTATTAAGAAAATCTTTTAAATCAAATACTTCTCTGCCATACTGATTGCTTGAATTGTTGATATCTTGAAATCTAATTTGTATTTTATTATTCTCTAATCTATCAAGCCATAAATTAGCATAAACATCAAGATTGATTACCTCATTAATTACTTCTCCATTAATTAAACAAGGGGTCTGAGTAATTGAAGTTGCATATTTGAAAGGTAGTTTATAATTTCTTTTTGGATTTTCAGTGTAAGTTAATATTTTATTAAACATTTGACCTAGAAAACCTTTGCCTTTATATTCCTCCGCCGTTACGATGCTTGTAATATAAACAAAAGTTCCAGCTTCAACTCCAATATTTTTTATTGATTTTGGATCATTAAATAATGCAATTGAAACTTGCACTGGATCGCCATTCTCATTTTCAATAACGAATATTTTTCTATTTTCATCAGTACCAAAAGAATTTTTTATCCAGTTATCATTAGGAGACCATAATTCTTCTTTTTTTGGCATGTTTATTATTTTGCCATTTT